CTTCCTCAGAGTCCTGATGATCGGTTTGCCATCCTCAGTTATCCGTGCGTGGAATAAGGCCTTGAAAGCCGTTCCCAGGTATACCCCTTAGGGTAATCTGTTACGCGTGCGGGAAATCGAGTGTGGACATTCCGCCATTAGTACCCCTTTGCATTTGGCTACCTGGCTTGAACTACCAGGTCATCAATTGCTACCCACCTCGTCCGATATTTCGTTCGAGGTTTCTGCGGTGTACCAGAGGTCCATATATCGTATGGGCTTGGTGCTTCGGTAAAATACTGAAGCAACGCAGATTCGCCTGAGGTCAACGGCTCACGAGTCTGGACACAATAAATGGTCCCGACACGAGCCTCGACCCGCTGGAGGGTAACGTTCCAACGACAGGGCATGTCGTTGACGTACTCCCTGGTACGGGTCTTCAAACCAAAGGCACCGGCTCTCATTGGTACCATCGGTATAGCCGATGGCAATGTCGACGCCACAAATCGACTCGTGTGCAACAAGAACTTTTTGTAAAAGTTATTGCTACACTCGACCGTAGTGGCTAGAGATTCCGGTTTACCGTCATTCGCGCCTTTCCAATACACGGGTGTCACGTCGACCCCGTTAAAGGCGTCAAGACCGCAACTCTCTCTGAAACGTCCGTTCCAGAAAGATTTGTCAGTATTGACCTTAAAGTCAAGGACTTTAAGAGCCGCGAAAAACAGTTCCCGACAGTCAGTGGGGATGACGATATCATCCCCAAAGACGGACACCTCTCCTGCGAGGGCACGAATGGCCCTAGTCGTTGGGCGTATCCCCCGTTTGGTCAAAACGGTTGATAACGCGACGGCCAGGAACATAAGTGTTTCGACAGGAAAGGTACAGGCGCTCCCCATGGTGGAGAACTTTCTCAAAGGTATGACATCTGGGAGATCATCACAGATGCCCTGCCTCACCATGCGGGTCCGACATGCAGCCAAAGCAACTAATAGGCGCGGATTGCACCTAAAAAGTTGCCCAACTGCATGACACGTGACACGATCGCTCGCAGCCGACAAATCGACTGTACAGAGCGAGCCGTCCAAAGACCCGCGTCTACAAAGTGTCTGGTTATGAGTCTGGTCGCGAAAGCGAACAAACTTTGATAACCAGGTTCCGTGGACGCGTCCACGCAAGTAGTCCCAGACATTTTGCTGGCACCATTGTCGTGCACAAGGTTCCGCGGCGATAAGCCGTGGTCGCTTATAGTCTTTGGGGACCGCAACGAGTCGAGAAGGCCACTCAGCGCAGTTTGAACTACGCTGAGAAAAGTCAGAGACTCGGGGACACTGGATGTGCCCTCCGTCTCCGACTGGCGCAACTCGGCCCCGCGGCCATTCCAAAGGGTCCAGAAGATCACCACCTCCGTATAAGGAGGAACGATGAACTCCTCGATCCCAAAGGTCACGCGCCCAACTTCCAAAGTTATGAAAACCATAACTGGAGATTGGGAAGGATTTGTCCAGAAGATCGTCCCAGCCGTCGCAGAGGAGTTTGTACTTCTCTGGACGGCCAGGCGCTTCTGAAACAGCTCCTGGTCCGTGTC